CTGCAACACGTCTTACAGCGTTTCTAAGCGCATTTGGTGTACCGTTGAAGGCATAAGATACGACAGGTAAGAATAATGTGTGATAGCCCTTCTCAATCGTCTTAGCATTTGGCATGGTAGCAGAATGCTGTAGCCATATAGCTTGACGAAATGAACCAAAGCCATAAGCCTCGTTCATCGCAGTACACACTATTTTACCACCACTTGATGTGCTTGTAGTAGTAGAACCTTGAGGTGTACCAGATAAATATTGAGCGTACTGGTTAAGTTTAGCAGTAGGCAAGTTTTCGTTGTAGTTAAAGCGGTTGATGTCTGCCTGTAGTGCTGTGTTAGCGTAGTCTTCTTGAGCTTGACCAGTTTTCAACAATTGATTAATGTCTGTGTAGTCAGCGTTAGCCAATGTAGGTGCGCCCATTGCAGCAGCCTCTTGTCTTCCACGTTCTGCATTATAGTTTTGGTAGGCTAAATCACCGTATTTATTAGCCAATGTATTTGATAATGTATTAGCAGCGCGATTTTGAATATCAGCACTTACACCAGAGCCATAACGACCAGCCATTGATGCGCCACCTTGAGCAGATTTAATTGCATCCATATAGTTTTGTGTTGCACCTTGTGATGCACCTGCTAGAGCTTGATTAAAGTATGGGTTGCTATTTAAGTAGTTACCGCTAATCACATCTTGTTGTTGTTGTTGTGCTGCCGGTAGCAATGGATTACCTGCCATAGCACGGTTACCTGCTGCCGTTAAAGCTGCTTGAGTATTTGCAGATGGGTCTACATAAGTTTGACCTTGGTAATAACGAGGGCTTTCTCCTTGATATAGTTTCTTTGCTTCACCTAAGCCATAGCTAACATAAGGCTTTAGTATTGGGTCAATGCCTGTTTGTGATTGTTGTGACTGACCACCACCGCCACCTTCTAACGTCATGCGTTTGCCTACTGGTTTGAATGCTAACTCTGGCAACATATCTAAGTGATTGTATTTCATGTAATGCTCCTAAATGCTTAATTCCCAATTTCTTGGTCTAAATCCTAGTTGTTTGGCTCTCGTTTCCCATCCACTACGCATAGAAGAAAACGTCACTTTTTTGCAGTTGCCTTGTTTAGCAATGCTCTTGGCAAACTCAAGTCCAAAGGATAAGTCATCTGGGTTGCTTGAATCTAACCATGCTGCCCAAATGTGCATCTCTACACCGTTAGGCTGTAATACAATAAAACCTTTCTTTTCTGGCAATATCCACAACATTGACCTTTGCTCGTAGCAATCGCAATATATGTCCTCTGCAAGCCATTCTGAATGACCTTTAGCACGAACTTTCTCAAGACCCATGCGAACCCACCACCAGCAATGTCTTAGTTCGTTAGGCTGTACGTATGAAAAGTCCATTATCCCACCACAATATAACCGTAAGTCTTATCGGCAGAAGTATTAGCAGAATGAGTCAGCGTAGCACTACCTTGAGTCTTTGCGCTTACATATAAGTTTGTCATTGCACTTGCAGCATTAGCAGTCGTAGGCATAAATACAATTATAGAATCATATCCTATACGCTCATCATAAAGCGTTGTATTTGTAGCACTTGCAATCGCTAAAGTAACCGTACCAGTATTGTTAGACTTACCTTCAACAAGATTGTTTACTACCTCGGATATTTCACGAGGCAATGCACCGGATGGGTTAAGTTTACGATACATTATCTAGTACCCTGTGGAGATATATCAATATCAATACCAATTGCATTAGACCAACGGTCACCACTAGGAATTACTGATAAACGATGGTACTTTCCGCTACTCCGTAATGATACACGATTCTCGCTACTTGCTGCTGTATATGAACCTAGTTGTGGAACTGCGCTTAGAAGTGTCCTAGATGCTATAGCAACACTCCCAGAGCCATTATCTACTATTGGTCGTGCCAATGTAATGACAGAAGTTACTTCGCTTCCTATGTCTCCAGTTGTTAAAGTAGCCGTTGAATTAGCACCAGTAAAAGTAACAATTTTGTTATCTCTTGCACCAGCAAATAAGAACTTACCACCTGTCCACAATGCATCATCTAGTGATGTAGTCAATGTGTCCATATTACCATATAAATCTAGTCCTTCTAAAGTCATACCGGCAGATGCAGAACTAGCAACAACATCTACGTCTGTAACACAAGATGACCACTTTTTAACTTGCCAGTTGTATATTAGCAATGTGTTTTGTGCAAAGTTATCAATAAATTCCCAAACTACTATTTTACGAATAGGGTCAATTGTTGATGACATCAAATTTAATTTTGAAAGGTTGGCATTAGCATAAAACCACGAGTCTACCTTTTGCGTACCAATTGCTGTTACTGTAGAGCCATCACATGAATAGAAGCCATCCGCACCTAAGAAATAGGTTATGCCCCCATATTGAATTACTGAATTACCTTCAGCACATCCAATACCACGACTAATTGTGTCAAATTGAAAGAATAAAGGTGAGCCAATGTAAGACATACGAACAATGGCACGGTCTAGGAATATAAGTCCAATTTCCCCACCACTTAGACCAGTAATGTTGCCACCATCTGCAATTATTTGATAATCAGATTGACTTGCGCCACCTGCTGTCCAGTTTGATTCATCGTTAATATTAGACCATTGCACTTTATTTGCATTACTACCAGAATCTAAGTTAGCAGCTACAACAAAATCACGTACTACTGTTACATACTTTGCTACTGGTGCGCTTGCATTTAAATCTGCAAATAATGAACTTGAACCTAACGTAAAACCTTGTAATTTATTTACGTTATTAGCAGCAATGATAGTATCGCCAAACTGAGCAAAATTCCATTTTACAATAGCAGAATAATTGCCTGATTTAGATACGTTATCCATGCTCAAGTCAGCACCATCTAATTTAAATAATTTTGTAGCACCACCAGCAAATATATTTGTTGTAGCAGCAAACTTACCAGCAAATACATTATTAAGATTTTCACTAGCAGCAGCAGAATAATCTACAGCTAATGGGAATGGGTTATAACCCAAGGCAGTTGGCACTACATTCTGTGCAACAGACAAGTTTTCAGCAACACCGGCTAAGTCTGGTGTCCATTCTGTAAATTCTATGCGTTGTGTAGCCATTAGCGTAACTCATACCAAAATAAAGTACCACCAGTACCGCTAATTAGGTAAGTAGAACTTGCTGGAATAATTCCAGTTACAGTATAGTTTACCGGACCTGCTGTTGTTCCTGTTTTTGCAATCATTAGACTATCTACTGTTAACTCAAGTGTTCCGTCATCTTGAGCCATTCTAACAGAGATAAAAATAGGTCTACCTGTACTATTAGTATAAGTAGTTGAAGCTGCTCTGCTTGCTGTTACATCTTGCCAAGTCTGACCTACACCTATTGCATTTGCAGCACTTGTAGCTGTTGCAGCATTTCCTGTACATGACCCAGATGAACCAGATACGTTTCCAGTTACATTGCCTGTAACGTTACCTGTTAAGTTGCCTGTAAATCCACTTGATGCAGATGCCGTAGTAAACACACCAGTTGAAGGTGTAGTAGCACCAACAGAACCATTATGTGCGCCAGTAGTAGCTCCAGTAACATTACCTGTGACATTGCCAGTTACATTACCTGTAACATTACCAGTTAAGTTGCCTGTAACTCCAGCAGTAGCAGTAATTGCACCAGTAGCGGTAGTCGTGCCAGTAACAGATAAGTTACCACCTACGGTAAAGTTATCTGCATCTGTACCAGTTTGTTGGTCTTTAACTTGAGCCATCAATTCACGGATAGCGTTATTAATTCCAGATGGCGCACAACCTTCAGCAATATCTATACCACCAATATCGGTGTTGTTTGCTGCTGTAGCACTCCACTCACTTATCTTATTTTTTGCCATAATTTATCCCTTTAAAAGCCATGTATTACTAGTTACTGGTGTATCTGTCCATGTGTTTGATGTGACCGATGTATCTGTCCAAGTATTGCTTGTTACTGATACAGGTGTCCAAGTATTTTCTGTTACTGCTGTATTATCCCATGTGTTTTCGCTAACTGGTACTGGTGTCCAGTTGTCACCTAATTTTGTACCATTAGCAACTACTGTTGCAAAACCTAAAACTGCACCTTTACCGTACCATATTGCAGTAGCATTAGCATTTACATAAGCATAACCATTAATTTCTGCATTAGCACTATACTCAACACCACCAAGAGCAGTAATGACTGCCGTTCCATTGATTGAGCCTGATGATGTTCTAGTTCTTATTGCATTACTTGTTACTGTAGCGACACCATTAATAGCACCGCTTGATGTTCTTATGCGTATTGATGATGATTGTACATTAGCATTGCCTATTATTGCAGCATTTGCACTATAAATAACGCTAGAACCGCTAGAAACGCTTGCTAACGCATTAATAGCTCCAGTTGATGTCCTAACCCTAATGGCATTAGAACTAACAGTTGCAAGCCCATTAATTTGAGCTGAATTTGTTCGTATTGCATAAGCATTAGCTGTTACGTTAGCATTTGCGACTATTGCAGCTTGAGCGTTATAAGTTACTGAACTATTTGCTGTGACTATTGCATTAGCATCAATACTTGCAGACCCTAATATTAGTGCAGTATTTGCTAACGCACTAAATGGAGCTTGCGAAAATGCTAAAATTCCAAACATTAATCAGCCTTTATTTCTTTAAGTTCTTCTACTGTTGTTAACGTGTCTACTATTTTAGTAATGTCACGCAATCGTTGTTTTTCTGCAACAATGGCTGTTGTATCTGCACCACTTTCTAATGCACGTTGAAATGCTACATCTTGAGCTTGCAATAATGGCTCACGCTCAGAGCGTAATCGTTCTTTGGTAATCTGTTTAGCTTTGTCTATATTAATAACAATCACGCTACATACTCCCATGCGTTCCTAAATGTCCTATCTTCTGGAATATCTGACACATCTACAATTTGAAACTCTGCACCAGCAGGTACATCTTTTTCTGCTAGTTCTTCTATTGTATGTGTTTCTAAATATTCTGGTGTTGGAACTATTATTGCTACACCACCATCTTCTGTTTTATATACAATTCTTTGCATTATTTATCCTTACCTAAATGTGGCTGTCATAACATAAGCAACATCAACTTGTCCTGATAAATTAGAAGCCCAAGTTGAAATCCTATACGCTGACGTAGTAGGGGCAACTAATTGTGCGCCACCTGTATTTGTACCATATGTACCAACTGGTCCAACTAAATTACTTGTATTTGTACCTTGTGCTGACGTAATAACTGCGTATTCAGCATCAGCCATTGCAGTTGTAAAGTTTATTGTGTATGAACCTGTACCATTATCTGTAATAGAGCTAACATTGCCACTAGCACGGATAGCTACTGTACCTGTACCATTAAAACTTACCCAAGCCCTAGCTGAGTAAGATGGCGCAGAACCTGAAGCGGTTGATAATTTTGTAGCTGTTGCCGCGTTGCCTGATATGTTTGTTTGGTCGCCTGTATTTGTGCCTGATAAATTTGATGCTGAAATTGTTCCTGTGACATTTAAAGCCCCGCCTGTGGTCAGTGACATTACAACAGAAGATGAAACACTGTTATACCAATTCATAGTGGTGGCACTAGCTTCTAAATAATTCCACCAAAGACTTGTTCCAGCATTTTGAAACTGAATACCCATTTGCCCAGAAGCCGATGAAGTTCTGTTTACATATAGATATGGTTGAGCTTGTGCAACAGTAAATGCAGTGCCTGTATAACTATTTCCTGTATTTAATGCGTTTGCCGTTGTGGCTGTTGTGGCTGTCGTAGCCGTTGCTGCGTTGCCTGTACATGAACCTGATGAGCCAGTAGTATTTTGATTTAATGTAGGAACATCGCCCGCTACAATGTTTGCCATCACAACATCTGTACCGTTACCACGTAAGTACTGACCTGACGTAGTTGCACCAGCTAGGGCATCCATAGCATTTTGACGAGTTGTTTGTCCTGTACCACCATTAATAATAGCTACAGTACCAGTTACGTTAGCTGCTGTACCAGTTGTATTTTGATTCCAAGTAGGAACTGTGCCTGATAAGTTTGCATATGTATAACCTGTACAGTTAGTCAAAGCACCTGAAGCAGGAGTGCCTAATGCTGGAGTAGTTAGTGTAGGACT